GGTGGCTCCCCCGCGTGTTTGGTATTTTGTTATTTTAATAACTTGTGTTCCGGTCTTTTAGTGTTATTTTTCACTTTTTGACCGGTATTTGAGTGTTGATTTTAAGTACTATAATAAACGTTTTTCTATTCTTCGTCTAATTTGGAACTTAGTCGTCGTAGGGGCCTAGCCAGCCCCACACCCCAGAATCTTTGATTCTGTTTGTAAATATTTATATTGTATATATTTTTGTAATTAAATTTGTGATTAGAGAAAATCAAAAATAAAAATTTTAAAATTTAAATTTAAATATTATTACCACCTAGCAATACAGTTGTGGTTGAAAACCTGTGGCATTACATCAGTAATATTTGTTCCTTTGCCTAGAGGACTCTATGAAATGTTGTAATGTTTCGCCAGAAAGTTGTTAAACTTGTAGCGCTGGCTAATAAAGGCTACAAATTAGGCAAAATTTCGCTCTTCTATAACTCGGAATTGCGATCTTATTAATGGGTTAGCGAAAGTACTAATATTTTTTTTTCCAAAGATAATGTTTTACCTGTAGATAAAAAGTCTAAAAAGAAGGCGTCTCTTTCTGAACGTGTTCAAAAAGTTCAAAAGAAGTCTTCTACCGTGCGTTCGTTAAGTTGGCTTGACGTTAGTGAAATTGTTAAACGTCAAATTGTGAATTCTAAGGAGCCAATTAATGAGATTAATAAGATTAATCGCTCGCGTGAAAACCGTGGGCAATTACTTATTGATCTTACTTATATTCTTCCTGTCTTGAAGAATGAGACCACTTTTAAGGTTCTTAAAAGATCTGTTCTTGACAAGACGAATATTGATCTTCAATATTTATCAACGAGTGTAAGTTTGGAAAATATTCAAACTTCTCGTAAAGAAATGAGTGACTTTCTTTTTAAGGAAGGAATGCTTGATGAGGGCATTATGAAGAAAAAGAGAGAAGCTCTCGCTAAGCGTCGAAAGCAAAAAGAAATTGACGTTAGGCAAAAGTCTAATGAAAAAGATAATAAGATTAAGAGTCGTAGACAGAAGGTTGAATTTGAAGAACCCTCTGGATATTATATTGATCTTAATAAGAAAAAAGCTGATCGTGAACGTGTTTCTAATTCAGCTCATCCTCGTAAGATTAAGGAGAAAAATAATTCTATTTCTCGTATTGCGAAGAAGAATGAAAATGCTCTTGTTACTAAGAGCATACAGGAAGCGCGTCAATTGAAGCGGCAAAGGCGTCTTGATAGGCGCTTTGCTGCTATGAATGATGTTGTTTTGGATCGTACGACTGAAATTCGTACTGAATCTGATGAGCAAATTGAAGATGATGTCTTCAGTTTTGCTGCTTGGGAGGAAGCCTTATCTCAGTTTAAGGATAATGATAGTTTCTTTTCTAAAGCTACTATGCTTAGTATGACTGCTTTGTGTAATTTTCTATATCAGTTGTATCGATCTCGTAATTTGTTTGATTATATGTCTGCAGTTACATCTTATATTTTGAGTGCATTTCATGATGCTACTCAGGATTTTATTGATCGTATGAAAAAGATGTTTTATGACTGCAGATATTCTTTGTCTGTTTTCATTGGAAAATGTCGTTGTGTTACTACTGAATCGTTTTCTGATGGTTTTTCGTATGTAAGATTGGTTATAGCCAAAGTTATGAATAGTGATGTAGCAAATGCTATACGCACTTTGGTTTTATCAGCTATTTCTATGCAATGGTTTAATAAGGATCTTTCAAAGAAGATTATATCTTTTATTGGAAGACCTCCTAAGATGACTGTTAGTGAGATGTTATGTTCTGTTTTGAATGGAATTGATATTTTAATTAGGGTTGGTGAAGCTTTGGTTAATGGTGTTCCTTTGAGCACCGTCCTTACTGATCGTGATCCTAATGGTCGTTTTATTGATGAAGTTAAGTTGCTGATGGCTAAATCTGATCGTTTATATAGAGGATTACCTTCTCCAGGTATGTTCTGTATGAGGGAGTTTTTACATGATTGTGAAATCTTAATTAAAACTGGTGATGAGTTAGTGAAACGAGTTGTTTCCACTGATTCACGTAAGAGAGAAGTTAAAGACTCTCTTTTTAATCTTAAGGATATTTTTAATACTGTTTTGATTAGAATGAATGCTCATGATAGAGTTGAACCTATTGCTGTTTGTATTTCAGGTGCTCCTGGAATTGGTAAAAGTAAATTATTGCGTATCCCTGCTCATGTTTGGTCGAGTATTAAGGGACGAAAATTTGATGTTGATCAAATTTATACGCGTGTAACTACTTCTACTTTTTGGGAAGGTTATTATTCCTATAGTCATCCTTATGTGCATTATCCTGAAGTTGGTAACATTTCTTCGATTCAAGCTCAGAGAGTTGGTGATCCAGTTATTGCCGAATTGCAGAAAGTTATTGATTCTAGTCCTATGCCTGCTGATATGGCATTTAATCGTAAGGGTGAAGTTTTTGTTTGTCCAGAGATGGTTTTGATAGATACTAATAATAAGTTAATGAACGTTCCTCAGACTATGTACTGTCCTGCTGCTATTTATAGAAGATTTTTATACATTGACGTTGTTGTCAAGGATGAGTTTTGTAAAAAGGATTCACCTGCACTTGATTGTGCAAAGTCTTTGGCGGATAACAGCAATTTGTTGGATAGATATATTTTTACTGTTTCTACTTATGTTGATAAGGGAAACAATAAAGGTGATTTTGAGATTCAAGCTCGAGGAGATGTTTATAAGTTGGTATCCTTTTTGAAAGATTATTTTTATAAAGTTTTATATGAACAATCTCAAGTTTTAAGAGAGATAAATTATGATTTTATTTATAAAGATGAGTTTGATTTAAATGTTGGTCTACGTGAAGATGAAGAGAAATTGTTGGATTTAACGGAAGAACAAAAGTCTGATCGTTGGGATTCTTATGGTGGTTGGAGTGATGATATTCGTACTGAGAGTATGATATCATCATTGTCTGACGTTCCTCTTTTGTCTCGTGTTTTAAGCAAATCATATGATGTTTTTGATGGATTTGTTGATGTGCATAAAAGTGTTTTTAGTTGTGCAGCATTAGAATTTTTAAAAATGTATTTGGATGTTGTTCATGATTATGAAAAACCTTTTGTTTTTACATATCTGAGATTGTTTTATATTTTAATGTTTTTGTATTTTAATCCTTGTCCATGGTCCTTTATCTATATCCTTATTGTGTTAGGATGGATAATTAACTATGGATATTTCGCTTTGTTTTTCTTTCGTGTTCGTGTTGATAAGTTGCGTGATATAGTCGCTATTAAGCGTAAGCGAGCATTATTGCGTTTTGCGCAAGTAATGTCTCCGACTATGTCATACAATCCTTTTGAGAATCCTGTTTGTAAGAAATATGCTGGCATTTTTTCCGTTATCACTTTAGGTGTTGCGGGATATGTTGGTTATAAGCGCTTTCGTTCTCGAAGGCGTTTTGAAGGTGAAGATATGTGGACTGAAGCTGTTACTGAATCTAGTGTTTTTAGAGTAGATTCTCATTATAATGAGTTATTACAAGTTAATGAGGATCTTTATGGTAGTGGAAGTCATCGTGTTCGTATTCCTGTTCATGAAAGTGCTCAGTGGAATACTATGGAAGGTAATTTTGTGGCGACCCATCATGGATCTACTGCGGAATTGTATCCTTCTATTGCGTCTCATGTGCGTCGTGTTAAGGTAGTTACTACTTCTGAGATTACTACACATGTTTTGGGTATTTGTTCAACTTATGCTTTGATAAATACTCATTCTTTTGCTGGAAATTCTTCAGGAGTGATTTTATATTCTCCTTCTACTTCTTATGATTTAGGTCATGTGATTAAGGAAATACCTTTTGGTCCTACTGACTTTGTCCATTTGGGTAATGATGTTTCTATTATTAATCTTAAGAAGTTACAGTTTCGTAATATAGTTAAGCATATTATTGATGCTGATAAACCTCCTAAGATGTTTAAAGGTATTTTTAAAAATGAGGAATGTCGTTTTAGTTATTTTGATACGCCTTTACAGATTGGTGATAGAAATTCAGAAGTTATTTTAAGTCGTTATCTTAGTTACGCTAATATCAATCATAGTATTGGTGACTGTGGCAATGTTATTGTTGCGGAAGTCGATTCTGGTTGTAGTGGTGTAGTAGGATTTCATAGTGCTGGAAGTCGGTTTGATGATGGATGTTTTGCTTCTTTTTTCAATAAGAAGATGATCCTTGATGGTGTTAGTAAGTTAGAGAGAATGGGTGTTGTTTTACCTGTTAATTCCCTAGGAGTCATACCGGAATCTTTGATTGAACCTAGTTCTAAATCTCCTTTTCGTTATGAGTATCTTCCTAATCTTGTTTATCATGGTAAATTTGATATGCAAGTTATGTTGAAAAAGAAGTCTATGTTGACCTCTTCTAAGTTTCGTCCTTATTTGAAAGATCTGTTTTTGAAGCATTTTGATTTTAAACCTGTTGACCGATTCACTGCTCCATTGATGCGTCCTCGTATCAAAGATGGAGAGTATCAATATCCTTTTAATTTGGGATTACGTAAAATGAATAATGATCCTCCTTTGTTGGATGTTAAGATTTTGAATCGTGTTATTCGGGAGTATGTTGATCGTATAGTTAGTATGTTACGTGATCGTAATATTACTAGTATTAATCCACTTACTGTGGAGGAAGCTATTAATGGAGTCAAAGATGATTGTTTTATTCGTCGTGTTAATGCAAGTACATCTGGAGGTTTTGGATTTCCGGGTGGTAAATCATCTCATATTCCAATAGTGGCTCAAGAAGAAGGTTTTGTTTTTAGAGAACCTACTTCTGATTTGAAAAAGCGTCTTCTAGAGATAGAAGAGTGTTATAAGAATTTGGATTGTTCTAGTGCTATTTTTTCAGCCCAACTTAAGGATGAACCACGTGCTGTAAAGAAAGTGGCGATGGGTGATACTCGTATTTTTTATATGTCTCCAGTAGACAATTTGATTATGAGTCGTCGTTTTTTAGCCTCTTTTTATTCACTTATGGTTGAGTGTGATGATGTTTTTTGCACTGCGGTAGGTATTAATATGCATACTGGTAGTGATAAGCTTGTTCGAGAACTTGCTGAATTTTCTCCTTATATTTTAGAGGGCGATTATTCTAAATTTGATATTGCTACTCCTTTGTGTATTATACGTGCTGCTAATACTGTTGTTTATAAAGTTTGTGAAGCTTTGGGTTATAATAAAGATGCACTTTTAATGGTGCGTGGTGTTCTTTCTGACAATACGTTTCCATTAATAGAGATGAATGGTGATCTTTTTATGAAACCTGGTTTACAACCTTCTGGTAAGTATGCTACTGCTGAAGATAATTGTTTACACAATAACATTATGTTAATGTATGCTTGGTATTCTGTGCCAGTATTACAAGATACTAAGTTTTTTGAATGTGTTAAGCCTGTCACTTATGGTGATGACTTATTAGCTGCTGTTAAAGCAGCTTTTGCTTCGCATTTTAATAATGTTGTGTATCAATTTTTGTGTAAGTATTTGTTTGATATGGATTATACTTCAGCTTCTAAGAGTAATGTTTTGGAACCCTTTGTGCGAGTTGATGAGATGTCTTTTTTGAAACGTCATTTTGTATTTAAGGAAAATAAAGGAGTTTGGGAAGGATTGTTATCCCTAGATTCCATTTATAAGTCGTTGGAATGGTATTTGCCTAGTAAGGCCGTTACTGAAGAGATGCAAATGGTTGCTACTTGTATGTCTGCTTTGTGGGAGTGTTATTTCCATATGGATGCAGAAGAGCCATTTATGTCTTTACGTAATGATCTTGCTAAAATCCTCTCTGAGAGTTTTGGTGGGAGTTGTCATGAATATTTGAAACTCCTTCCTTCTTTTAAAGAGGTTCATCTCAGGATTTATCCTGAGGTGATTGACGCCTAATGGCGTCATTTTTATTTGTAAATATGTACATATTTTTCTTTTCTATATTTGGAAATACGTATAGTCTTGAGAAGTACCTATTTTTGCGGGAGGGTTGTTTAGCCCCTTTAGTCCAGTATGTGCCCTAAAGACAAACTGGGATTTTTCCGACTCTGGGATGTTTTTGTCGACTACCCCAAGAGTATTAATGGCAAGCAAAAAATTCGTTTACTTTAAATAAGATTTTATCAAAAATACAAAAGTTGGAGGCTGATATTAAGGAACAAGATGATTTAGTTCTTAGTTTCAAGGAAAATGTTACTATGTATCAGTTGACACATAATCATTCACATTTTTCTAGGCCTGATTTTTATCAAAGGTTTGGTGAATATAAGAAGGCGCTCTCAAGGTTGAATGACCTAGAAGAGACCCTCAAGCATTTTCAAAGAAAGCTTGAGGGCGCTACTTATAATATTACCACTGAATCTATGGTAAATGAGATTAAAGAAGGGATACCTGATCCTGCTGTCCTTGATATACGTCAAAATCTTCAAGATATGGGAGGTACGATGCCAGAAGTTACAGATGCTGGTATAAGTACTTACCTTCGTATGGGACAGGATGAGGATTTGTCTATTTCTGAATTCTTCTCACGTCCAGTCGAGATTGATAGTTTCAATTGGAATGTGGGTGATCCGTTTTTTGTTACCTATCAGTTGTGGGATTTGTATACATTGAATCCAGCTGTTAGGGCAAAATTACGGAACTATGCGTATCTCTCTGGAGATTTGCATGTTCGTATTGTTGTTTCTGGTTCTCCTTTTCATTTCGGTAAGTTTTTATGTTCTTATCAGCCATATCCTCAACGAAACATTAATATAGTTAATTATAATGCTACTATGGTTGTTGACCCGACCTCTTGTAGGCCTTTGTATATAAATTATTTATCTCAGGCTGCAGGTGCTATTGTAGGTGATGTTAAGAATAATAAACCTATTGATATGATCTGTCCATTTATTTCTACTAAGAATATGTTCAGGTTGTACAATAGTTCACCTTTACAAATAGCTCCTACCACCTCTTATGAGGATTGTGAGTATGCAGGAGCTCTCTTTTTAGTTTCTATTAATGATTTATCTATTGAGAGTTCTACTTCTATTGATGTTGCGTTTCAGTTGTATGTTTGGTTAGAAAATGTTGAATTAGGTTGTACTACAGCTACACAGGTAGGTATTACCACTGAATCTGATGAACGTGTTGTTGGCCCTGTGCAAAGAGTAGCTTCGTCTATGGCCCATGTAATGGGTGTCTTGCAACAGATTCCTTTTATACGTTCTTTTGCAATGCCTAGTGTTGATTTGTTTAATGGCATTTCAGGCGTTGCTTCTTTATTCGGTTGGTCTAAACCTACTGTTATAGTTGAACCTATATATGTTAAGAATGAACCTTTTCGTTGTGGTGCACAATGTGGGGGAGGTGAGACGCTTAAAAAGATCTCTGTTGATCCGAGACAGGAACTTACAGTTGATCCTAGAATTGTAGGAGTTGATCATGATGAATTAGTTATTACGAATATTTCATCTATTAAATCCTACTTGACTACTTTCGACTGGACAGTTGCTGATGCTAGACTAACTTTTCCTATATGGACATGTTTGGTCACACCTCAACTTACCACTAATTATGCCGATGAGACGAATCGTTTTTTCCAGCCCACTGCTATGGCTTTTGCTGCTGCTCCTTTTGAATATTGGCATGGTACTATTCGGTATCATTTTGAGATTGTGTGTTCCAATTTTCATCGTGGTAAGTTAGCAATTTATTATGAACCCAATTTAGCACAGGTAGATATTATTTCTGTCGATATTGCATTGAACAAGAACTTTATGCAGATTATTGATATTCAACAGACTCAAGATGTAGAGATCTGTGTTGAATGGGCGCAGCCCAGAGCTTGGCAGATGGTTCAATCTGCTGGTTTATTGGGTGATTATTATGCTTCTAATGAAGATACTTTTGCGCCCACTGGACTTAGTTATCTTTATGGTAATGGTTTCATTGGTGTGGTTCCTTTTACGGAGCTCACTGGTCCTGTTGGCAACCCTGTACATGTGAATGTTTATGTTAGTTGTGAAGATTTAATGGTTCAAGTTCCTGATTCTACAAACTTGCCATTTGCTAGGCTTTTTAACTCTGCTCTTGGAGTTGAGGAAAAGTTTGATGATGTATGGACAGAATCTGCGGAATATCACTCTGAGAAATCCGATATTCAAATTCCTTGTTATATTTTAAATAATACAAATGTTAACATGAATGGTGCTTCTATGCATCATTTTGGTGAATTGCCTTTATCTTTTCGGACATTGCTTAAACGTTATGTTACTACCTTGACTGGTAGTGCCACTGCTTGGGTTTCTGGTATGTTCACCGTTAATCATAAAGGTGTTATATTACCTGTTGCTTATCCAATTTATGGTTCTACTATTACTGGATCTGATCCGGTTATGCCCCATTTATTTGGATATTTACAATATGCCTTTTTAGGCATACGTGGTAGTGTTCGTAAGAGAATTCATGTTAATGTTCATGGCGATAATCAATCTAACAATGAATTTTTGAATAATTTTGGCGCTATAAATAGAGTTAGCGTCACTCTTGCTCCTGTCGATACTTTTTCTGGTAATAGTGTTGGTTGGACAGCAAAGGATGTTAAGTGTGACTTACGTGGATCTGTTTCTTTTGTCCCCCATACTAATGGAGGGGTGGAGTTTGAGATTCCATTTTATTCTAACAATATGTTTGCTTTTGCATTTGCCAGTGATTTCGTTGGTTCTAATAATGCTGTTAATGATATGATAACTACATGGATACATCATTATAATATTGATTTCGAAATGTCTGGCGGAGTTGCTACTGGGATCACTTATGAAGTGATCATAGAGACAGCTGCTGGAGAAGACTTTAATTATCTTAGGTATAGTGGTGCCCCCCGCTATTCTAGCCCTTTAGTTTAGTTTTCATTTTTAAACCGAGAAGACGGTATATAAGAAAAGGTGACCCCGG